TAAGAAAAAAATCTCAGACTACCAAATCTTTTGGCAGCTTTTTTTCAGAAAAGTTTAGCTTAATTCCCATGCAGATGATGAATAAATAGTATCTGAATTAGTTCGATCAGTTCCATCATACGTTAGAACATCCATAGAACTGTTACTTGATGATAACCCATATACAAGTTGTCCGTTTACATCTGATGCAACTGGATATGAAATTAATTTCCATTTGTCTGATAAATAATCATTGACAATGTCAATTTCATTTGTTGTTAATACTTTATTAAATATTATCATTTCATGTAATCTAAAATCACCCCATTCACTATCCCTTTGACAGCCAATTTGAGGTGGAGCAAAATATGAACCTGTCAATGAATAATCAGTGATTGGAGATGCATCTAGATCAACAAATGGAGTTCCTCCTTTATGCCATATTCTAAACTTGGATGCAGATACTTCATTCATAGGATTATCTAACTGGTGACATAATATTGATACTTCTCTTTGTAATATGCCACTCTCTGCAGTGGATTGATCTAATCTATCATGATCTTGTCCTACAAATGGCCATGCAGATCCAGTTGAATGGAATGCATAATTTCCATATAAATCTTGTTCTCCAACGAATACTTTTTTATTAATTTCTAACTTATGTCTTTGATTTGCACTTGTTTGATCACCTCCATCATCCCAATCAGTAAGATTTGTATATATTCCTTTGTAATGACCTGTCACTCCCATTTTAAGTGCTGATTTATAAGTTTGTCCTGCATCTCCATACCATATGTTTTGTTGATTTTTAAGTCCAGCTGTGTCTCGAGCTACCCAGAAATGAGTAAATCCATTGTTTTCAGTATAATCATGAAATTCATGCAAAGAAGTTAATGCACTAAATGATTCAGATCTGAATTGTACATATGGCATATCAATACCATTTGGTTGATTAGCACTAGAAGAATACCACATTGGTGATTCCATAATAGTATGTCTAGAATTGAAATCAGTACCTCCTTGCCTACGCCATACGGATGCTGAAAAATTAATATGCGGTCCTTGTCTAGAATGCCATTCGGATAAAGCAGGTTTTTCTGCAGACACTGATCCTGATTCTGGTGTTAAATAAAATATATCTAATCCATTAAATCTAACCTCACTTCCTGTTGCAGCTGTACAGACTCGTACTAAAACATCATTACGATATCCAAGATCATCTACATGATATCCAGAAGGATCGGATACCTCAGTCTCTATTAATTGTGTAGGCCATAAACCACCTACTAGTAATGGATCTATTGATGCACTACCTTCAGGTGTTATACCATGTACTCCTCCCAGGCCTGTTGTTTCATCTCCTGTATTTAATCTGTTATTATAATTACCCAAAAAAGAACCTGTTATATCATAG